AGCTGAACGCGCTCAAGGTCTCGCAGATCGACCTGCACATCAACTCCTATGGCGGGAACGTCTTCGACGGCACGGCGATTCACAACGCGCTGGTGAGACACCCAGCCAACGTCACCAGCTACATCGACGGTATCGCGGCCTCCATAGCCTCCATCGTGGCGCTTGCCGGCAACGAGGTTGTCATGCCCTCGAACGCCATGATGATGATCCACAACCCGGCTGGGTTTGCTTTCGGCGACGAAACCGCCATGCGGCAGATGGCCGAGGCGCTGGCCTCCATCAAAGAATCCATGCTGAACGTCTACGAAGAGCACAGCACCAAAGGTCGCAAGGACCTCTCCGCGGCCATGGATTCCGAAACCTGGCTTACCGCCAAGGACGCCATCGACTACGGCTTCGTGGCCGAAGAGGCAGAGCCGCTCGATATCGCCGCCTGCTACCGGCCCCTGCCGGAAGAGCTGCAAGGACGCATCCACGTGCCGGCGGCCTACCGGTGGGAAGCACCGACAGGAAAACCGAAACCAGCATCCTCGGCCGCAGAGGCCCCGGATGATACGCACGGGCGCAGAGTCCGCGCGTTGGCGCTACTGACAAGGCTCTAAGTAGCCACCGCACACCGGGGAACCGAAGGCGCTCATGCGCTTTTTTTGTTGCCCGAAAGGAGAAGAGCAAGATGAACCGCATTGCAGAAATAACCGCCCGCCTCGCGGAGATCCGGGCGGAACTCGCCAAGCCCGAGGCCGACATCGACGCCCTGGAGAAAGAGGCCGACGGCCTCATCACCGAGCGCGAAGGCATCGAGGCGGCTGCTCAGAGGCGCTCCACCCTGGAGAGCCGCATCCTCGCCATGCCGGCGCCGACCGCCCGCACGTTCCCGCAACCCACGCAGGTGGACGCCCGCGAGCGCACCCCGGGCAAGGACTCGCCGGAAGCCAAGAGCGCGTGGCTCAAGATGATGGCCAGGCACCCGGGGAACGGTCACATGCTGCTCGGTGATCTGAACGAGATGGAGAAGCTGGCCTACACGTTCACCACGACTGAGGCCGCGAACTTCATCCCGGCCGGCATCCAGCTCGGCATCGTCGATTCCATCAAGCAGAAGTCCGCGCTCTTCGCCGATCTGGCCATGACGAACTTCGCCGGCGCCGTAGAGTTCCAACAGATCACGGCTGTGTCGGCCGGTGACGCCGCTGCCACCAGCGAGAACACGGCGGCCACCAACAACCTGGCGCTCACGAACGCCAAGGTGTCCATGTCTGGTACTGAGTACCGCGACAGCGCCAAGATGTCGAACAAGACGCGGCTGCAGTCGATCGACCAGTTCGAGACCTGGCTCATCGACACTCTCGGTGATCGCCTGGCCCGGATCATCAACGTGGCGCTGTTCACGATGCTCGACTCCGACATCCAGGACGCGAACGTGCTCACCACGTCGACCACCCTGGACGCTCAGGAGGTCCGGCAGCTGCACGGGATGTTGGCCGGCGGCTCTGGTCCCCGCGTGTGCTACGCGAACAACTTCACGATCTGGAACGAGATCGCCGCCGTGGTCGACTCCTACGGCAAGGAGAAGTTCATCGAGTCCCCGCAGACCGACGATCCGGTGCTCCAGGGACGCATCTACGGGACGCTCATCAAGTTGGACGAGACCCTGGCCAACTCGGTCATGTACATCGGCTACCCGAGGACCATCAAGGCCAACATGTTTGAGGCTCCGAACGTCCTTTCGGACCTGAACGTGGAGACCCGCGAGATGCTCTGGGCCGGGTATGCCCTGTTCGAGGCGCGGATGGGTGACGTTCGCTCGTTCACCAAGTGCACCATCGCGCAGGTGTCCTAGCCAAACCCGACGGGAGGGCGGTTCCACTCGGGGCCGCCCTCCACACAACCTGAGGGGAGCCGATGAAGGTCTGCTTTCTGGGCAACTTCCGCGTGCCCTATACCTCCGAGAATGACTACCTGTGGACAATGCGCAGGCAGCTTGGTATCGGGGTGGTGACTCTGCAGGAGGGGCAGGCCAGGGGAGAGGACGTGGAACGCATCGCGCTCGGCTGCGATGCGTTCTTCTGGGTGCATACCCACGGCTGGAACACTCGGGGCCGGCCGATGGCGACGGTGCTGCAGACGCTACGCGAGCGTGGCATCCCGTCCTTCGCCTACCACCTGGACCTCTACATGGGGCTTCGCAGGTGGCGGGACTACGAAGGCCACGATTATCTGAAGGTCGACCACTTCTTCACGGTCGATAAGCTCATGGCCGATTGGCTGAACGCCAAGACCCAGACCAAGGGGCACTTCGTCCGGGCGGGTGTGGTGGAGCGGGACTGCTATCTACTAGGCAAACCACCGATGCGTCGCGACGTGATCTTCGTGGGCAGCTACCGCTATCACCCAGAGTGGCCCTACAGGCCCCGTCTGATCGACTGGCTCAAGCAGACCTATGGGGACCGCTTCCAACACTGGGGACCGCAAGGCCGGGGCCTGGTCCGGGGGCGTGCCCTCAATGACCTCTACGCCTCGACGAAGATCGTCATCGGTGACACGCTCTGCCCACAGTTCCGGTATCCGTACTACACGAGCGACCGCGCCTATGAAGTTCTGGGGCGTGGCGGCTTCTGCATCCACCCGCGCATCAAGGGGATGGACGAAGGGCTGAAGGACCGGGAGCACCTGGCCTTCTACACCTACACCGACTGGCCCGGCCTCAAACAGACGATCGACTACTACCTGGAAAACGATGAGGAGCGCGAGCGCATACGGCGCTCCGGCCACGAGCACGTCAAGGCTCACTGCACCTACACCGACCGCCTGAGCCAGATATTCAAGACCCTGGAGGTAGGCCCATGAAGACCCCGGATTTCGCCGGCGTTACGCAAGACGTGATGGTGAACGGCGAGCTCGTCCACAAGGGCCGCGAGTGCCGAGCCCGCCTGGAGATGATCCTGCCCCACGTGAGGCAGGGGTCGACCGTCTTAGACGTAGGTTCACACGTCGGCTACTTCGGGATCGAGCTGGCCCGCGCGCGCGGGTGCAAGGTCGACTCCTACGAGGCCAACAACAGGTTCCGCAGCATCCAGCGCTGGGCTGTCAAAGCGAACGGCGTAGAAGACTTGGTCAAGGTCAAAGGCGACTTCGACCCGGCGGCCATGGGGAGCAAGAAGTATGACGTGATCCTGCTGCTCGCGGTCCTGCACTACTGCCCGGGCGACTTCCTGAAGCGCATCGCCGCTCATGGCAAGAAGATCATCATCGAGTTCCCCCGCCCCGAGGAGACCACAGCTCTCTACCACGATCTGATCGTGGAACTGTCCCCATTCGAGGACCATCTGCGCAAGGTCTTCGGCGAGGTCGCGCTCATCGGGGTGCCGGACGCGCCCTATATGCCGGGCGTCAAGCGTGGGATGTGGCTGTGCAGAAGGTAGCGCACGAGGTGGTGCTGGCCCACCTGGCCAAGACCTACCTCCTGACCCTCGGCTACTTCAGAGATGACCGCTGGTATGAGGCGACAATCGGGGTGGAGGGACTCTACAACACCCAGTCGGATTTTCGCGGGTTTGCCGTCCCAAAGGGCGAGCGGTACGTGGACATCTGGCCGGTGTACCTATCCCCGCTGGTGACGTCTGGGGCTCTGCGGTTCATGCCGGACGGGTGCCTGAAACCCTCCCATATCTGCTGCTATGCCCACGAGGGAAGGATGTATGTGATCGATGGGGCGCTCAGGGTGTTCAACGCGGTGCAGTTCGGAGTTGCGCGGCTTCCCGCGTACATCTGGCGCCAGGGCGAGACGGAGAGCGAGGGCGGGGATGGACAAACAGATTGAGGCTCAGCAGGGCGACCGATTCTACAAGTTCATCGCCCGCACGGAGGCCGGTTACGACTGCACCGTGACAGACGAGATCGTGGTCAAGGAGATATGGCGGGAGAACGTCTACCAGGTCTTCCACGGCCACTTCGAGGATACCGCCAGCGTCGTGGTCGACATCGGGGCCAACATCGGGGCCTTCAGCGTCTTCGCCGCCGCCTTGGGCGCACAGACGGTCCATGCCTTTGAGCCCGACCCGCTCAACTTTGAGGTCCTACAAACCAACATCGCCAATAACCGATTGGGGGACATCATCCAGCCGCACCAGCAGGCGATCGCCGCGGCCGAGGGGATGGTCGAGATGGTGCAGGGCCAGGGCGCGTCGTTCCTCCGTGATGTCAAGCGTCTGACACCCGCCGCTCAAGCTATGGCTGACGCGGCCCCCGTCGTGGAGGTGCAGGCCGTGACGCTCGAAACCGCTTTCGAAGCGAACGGCATCCAGGAGTGCGACGTGCTCAAGATCGACTGCGAGGGCTCGGAGTATGGCCTCATCACCGCTGCGCCGCCGGAGATCCTGGGCCGCGTCAAGTACCTCACGATGGAGTTCCACTCTGCGGACGTGGACGACTTTGGGCGCGTGATCGCGCATCTCTCGCTCACGCACAACATCCATATATTTGGGCGGCACAACATGGGCGGGCAGATCTATGGCCGGCGGTACTAAGCTCGGGCTGCTGGCCTACAGCACGAACACGGGGCTGGGCATCCAGACCCAGGAATTCGCCCAACACATGCGGCCGGAGCGGGTGCTGCTGGTAGATATCTCCCGGCTGAACCATGTGAAGCAGTACCCGCAGAGGTTCGCGGGCTTCGAGATAGTCCCGTGCCTGGGGTTCCCGACGCGGCAGCACATCGCCCGTTTCATCCGGGCCCTGGATGTGGTCTTCGTGTGCGAGACGCCGCTCAACTATGACTTGTTCAACATGTGCCGAGCCGCCGGGGTCAAGACGGTCCTGCAACCTAACCACGAGTTCAACGACTACTACCAGCGGCCCCACCTGCCGCTGCCGGACCTATTCGCGCTTCCGTCCCTGTGGCACTACGACGACCTGCCCTTCGGCAACAAGTGCTACCTGCCGGTTCCGGTGGCTACTGAGAAGCTCCATCAGCATGAGGGCGGACAGTTCCGGCGGTTCCTGCACACGGTAGGACGCCCGGCAGTGCACGATCGCAACGGAACGCGCGAGACGATCGAGGCGTTCAAGATGCTCCGATGTGAAGAGGCGACCCTCACCATCCGGGTGCAGGGGGGCGGGGATGAATACCGCGCGCTCGCCGGTGGGGACGGGCGGATCACAATCGATTCAAGCGACCTGGAGCACTACTGGCAAGCCTATCAGGGTTTCGATTGCCTGGTGCTCCCGCGCAAGTTCGGCGGCCTCTGTCTGCCGATGCAGGAAGCGCTCGGCTCCGGTATCCCGGTGATCATGACGGACGTGAGCCCCAACGACCAGGTCTTGCCTGCCGAGTGGCTCGTGCCGGCGGTCAAGACTGGCGCGTTCATGACCCGCTCGATGATCGACATCCACACGGCCGATATCGCGGCTCTCACGGCCCGGTTGGAGTGGCTCTGCAGTCTCGGGCCCCGGAGCGCTCGTGCGGCCTTCCAACTGGCGCGGGCTTTGGGCGCTCGGCTCTCGTGGGAAGCTCTGGAACCTCAATATCGCGACGAGTTCGGATGTCTGGCTCGTGCCTAGCCTTACGATCTTCTGCCCGTTCACGCGGGCCTGGGTGTTGGCCGACTTCTTCGGGGCGCTCGCTGCCTCGGACGTGCCGCGAGACGCGCGGTTTGTCAGCTACATAGATTCGAACGAGCCGGGGCTTGCAGAGAAGGTCAAGGGGCATCTGGGCCAGTTCAGATTCTCGGAAACCAAGATAGAGGTATCGGGGCGGGCTGCCCCACCGGCGGAGAGCCCGCGTCTGCGCAGACCACGGCATGCACTCATGCGTGAGGCCTCCAAATACCTGGTCGATGACGGTCCGCTTCTGCTGCTGGAGGATGACACCCTCATCCCACCCGAGACGTTCGGGCCGCTGAGCGAGACCAAGCGGCGTTGCGACTGGGCGATCGGGGCGGAAGTGGGGCGCTGGGGGCGCCACCGGCCGCCGGGAGTCTGGCGCCTGCAACTGCACAAAGGCCGCCCGATCCGCAAAGAGGCAGTGATGCCGGCGGCAGGCACCGAAGAGGTGGACGCCACAGGTTTCTACTGCGTGCTGACCCAAGGCGCCATCTATCGCAGCATGGACTTTCTCACCTGGAACGAGACGCTGGGCCATGACGTGCACTGCACCTGGAGGCTCACTCAGGCGGGGCGGCGGCTCATGGTGGACTGGCGCGTTGAGTGTGTGCACCTGGGGCAGGAGGGGCCGGTGTATGTTAGGGATGCCACGCCCTACTCGGTGGGGCTGCCGGGCAACGTGGATATCCGGCTCCGGCGTGTGGACCTCGGACGGCCGAAGGGGGCGCTCCGCTATCCGATAGCCATCGGCGTGGACTGCGAGCTCGAGGGCAAGCGGTACGCCAAGGGAACGCACATAGACCACGAGACGGCCCTCGCGCTCAAGGCGACCGGGCAGCTCAAAGACGAGCGGATCTGCTAGGAGGCTCTGGTGACGCTGTTAGCTGATGTCAAGACGGCGCTCAGACTGAGCGCGTCGGCATACGATGACGAGGTCTCCGATCTCATCGAAGCCGCTCAAGAGGCTCTGGTCATGGGCGGGGTGAGCGCGGACGCGGCGGCGGCTGCCACGCCGGCAGCCCCGGTGAAACTCGCCATCATCCTTTACTGCAAAGCCCACTTCGGCCTGGACAATGCCGACTCCGAGAAGTACGAGCGGTCCTTCTGGCTCGCGACCGGCCGCCTGGTCATGTCGAGCGAGTACCAGCAGCCGCTGCTGACCGGCGTCTCCGGAAGTATCACGGCCGGCGAGGACGAGCTGACGGTCGACGACATCACCGGCATCGAAGAGGACACCTGGCTATCTGTGGCCGGAGCGGGGGCGGATGGCGCCATACTGGTCGCCAAGGTGACGGCTACGGATGAGGCCGAGCTGCTCGTGACCCTAGACCGTATGGCGGGGACCACGGTCGCAGACGCCGCGGTGAGGCTGCTGTGAGATACGACCAGGTCATCTCCCTCGTGACGCTCACCTACACCAAGGATGAGCTGCAGCAGCAGGTGAGTGTGGCGACCTCCCGCGAGGTCTTCGCTAACGAGTTCACGCTCTCGGCCGCTGAGTTCTACGAAGCGGGCCGCGCCGGGATGAAACCGGAGCGCGAGTTCGAGATCCGCGCGGAAGACTACGAAGACGAGGCCCTGGCAGAGGTGGGCGGCGTTGCCTATCAGGTGGTCCGCACCATCCGCAAGGGCCAATGGGTGCGCCTCGTGTTGGAGCGCAAGGTGGGCAACACCAGCGGGGACTTGGTGAGTTGACATGGCCCAGCGAGTGCGCGGCTCTGACCTGGCCCGGGCCATCGTGACCAGCCTGCAGGAATATACCGAAGAGGTGACGGAGGCCATCCGGCAAGAGGTGGACGACGCCGCCAACGACATCAAGGCGGAAATCGCCCGCCGTTCTCCGGTGGGTGCGACCGGCGACTACAAGGAGGGTTGGAAGGTCACCAAGGGCGACAGCAAGGGCGTCACCTCCCGCGTGGTCCACAACAAGGTGTACCAGCTTCCTCACCTACTCGAGCATGGCCACGCCAAGCGCGGCGGCGGCCGGGTGGCCGGGACCCCGCACATCGCGGTTTCTGCCGAGCCTCGTCTTGAGCAGATGCTCACCAATATCAAACGCATCATAGAGCGAGGTGGGAGATGACCGCCGCCGAACTGGGAGCCGCCCTCCAGACGGTCTATGAGACCGCCTATCGCCAGTTCAAGACTGTTCAAGAGCCGCCGTTCATCTGCTACTACCTGGACGCTCACGACGATCTGATGGCCGATGACGAGAACTACGCGGCCATCGGTGACTACCTGATCGAGCTGTACACCGAGGACAAGGACCCGACAGCGGAGGCGGCCGTTGAAGCGAAACTCACCAGCCTGGGGCTGCCCTACGGCAAGTTGGAGACCCCCATCGCGAGCGAGCAACTCTATCAGGTCCTGTACTCGGTAAGACTCATCTGACCCAAAGGAGAAGACCATCATGGCAAACAAAGTCGAGTTCGGCCTCAAGAACGTCTACTACGCGCTGATGACCGACGAAGAGACACCCGCCTACAGCACTCCGGTGGCCATCCCCGGAGCGGTCAACTTCTCGCCGTCTCCGGAGGGCGAGCAGACCAAGTTCTACGCGGACGATCAGGTCTACTACACGACCGCCTCAAACAACGGCTACGCGGCCGAGATCGAGTTCGCCAAGCTGCCCGACGCCGCTCTTGCCGCGCTCCTGGGCTGGGAGATCGACGATGACGGGATCGTCGAAGTCTCCGACGCGGAGCCTCCGGCGTTCGCCCTGCTGTGCGAGTTTGACGGAGACGCTGCCGGCCGCCGGGTCGCGTACTACAACTGCAAGGCGAGCCGCTCCAAAGAAGAGCATCCGACCAAAGGCGAGAAGGTCGAGCCCGCCACCGGCAGTCTCACCCTCGCCATCATGCCCATCGAGATCGGCGACTACATGGTCGTCAAGAAGTCCATGGAGTACACGGCAGGCGGCGCGACGGTTTACAACGCCTGGTTTGACGACGTGGTCCTGCCGGCGTTCACCGTGTCCTAACCACCACCACACAACAAGGCCGTCCATCGGGGGCCGTCCGGGAGTCCGGGCGGTCCCCATCTGTTGAGGGGAGAGCAAGGGTGCACGAAGTATCGATCGGCGGCAAGCCCCACCAGCTCGCGGGCACCGTCATGGCCATGTGGTTCTACCGCGAAGAGTTCAGCGAGCCTGGCCAGCCCAAGGCGGACATCATGAAAGACGTCTTCGACCTGGCGCTGCAGATCATCCCGTCCGAGATGAACCTGGCTGACCTCAAAGACCCCAAGGTCCTGGAGGCCGCCATGGACCGGGCCAACATGATGGCGGTCGTCGATGCCACCATGCCCATCCTGCAGGCGGCGTGGGCCATGGCCAAGGCCGGGGCCTACCCGGAGAACTTTCCCGGCTTCGTGGAATGGCTGGGCGGACTCGGATACGTGGACCACGTAGAGCTGATAGCTCCGGTGTTCGAGGAGGCTGTTGCCGGGTTTCGTGGTGGAGCCGCGGCCCCGCTCCAAAGAGCCACAAGAGCTAGACCCCAGGTTTAGGGATGACGTATCGCTCGGCCTCTTGGTGAGCGCGAAGAAGCTCGGGCTTTCCTTCGCGGAGCTGAACACCGTGGGCTCACTGGAGAACGTGACCTCGTTCATCGAACTGTGGGCCGGACTGCAGCCCAACCAGAGCGGCAAGCGCCGCGCGACCCAGGCCGACATCGACCGACTGCTCGGATGAGAGGAGGTGGACTTTGGGCATTGGCCAGAAGATCAAAGGACTAGCTGTTGAGATAGACGGCGAGACCACCGGCCTAGAAGCCGCCATGAAGCGGGTCGGCAAGTCTGCCAACGACATCAACAAGGAGCTGGCCGAAGTAGAGCGCGGGCTCAAGTTCGACCCTTCCAACACCGTGCTGGTCGCTCAGAAGCAAGAGTTACTCCGGCAGAAGATCGGGGAGACCTCCAAGGGCCTGGACGCCCTCAGGCAGGCGCAAGGCCAAGTCGAGGATATGTTCAAGCGCGGGGAGATAGACGACGGGACCTACCGGGCCTTCCAACGGGAGATCGCGACCTCTGAGAGTAAGCTCAAGACTTTTGAGGGGCAGGTCAAGGACACCGGGCAGGCTCAGGAGAAGGCCGGCAAATCCACCAGCGACTTCGGCGACAAGCTCAAGAAGCTGGCCGCCGCTGCTGTGGCGGCTATGGCGATTGCTCAGGTGGCCGGGGCCGTCAAGGACCTAGTCGTCGAAGTAGTGCGCGGAGCTGACGAGCTGGCCGACATGACCCGTAAGACCGGCATGACGGCCGAGCAGCTCCAGGAGTACCAGTACATCACAGAGGCCGTGGGTGGGGACCTCGATACCCTGGCCGGCGCTCAGGCCAAGCTGACCCGCTCCATGGACGCCGCGCGCAAGGGCACGAAAGACCAGTCCGAAGCCTTCGCGGAGCTGGGCGTCGAGATCGTGGACGCCAACGGGCAATTCCGCGACTCAAAGGACGTGA